CGTCTGTCGCAGTTGGCCAACCATTTTTTTCCAAATAGTGACTTGACCCATTAAATTCAAGTGAGTGTGGAATATTATAGGCGTTTACTGGCCTAAGAACCTGTATACTAAACTGACGAGTATTTGTCTGACTTTCATCATCTGTTGCAGTAACAGTAAAGTTTGATGTGGTTGTAGACGCTGGAGCAGTTGGTGTTCCAGTAATCTGTCCATTTGCACCTGCTAAAGAAAGGCCTGTTGGAAGAGCATTTTGAGTAATTGAATATGCAACTGTTCCGCCATCTGGTTCTGCCGCAACAATAGTAATTGTTGATATTGGAAGTCCACCTTCAACACTACCTAAAGAACCAGCTGCAGTAGAAAACGCAGGCGCACCATTGAAAGAAATACCATTAGTTAAAGTTGCAGAGAGTCCGTTTGAGTTTGTAAATACAACATCATAGTCACCGGCAGTTTTTGCTGGTGTTGTGAATCTTACTGTGGTTGAATCAACGAATGTTGTTGATGCGGCTGCTGTTCCACCAACAGTTATAGTAAATCCTGCCTGATAGTTTGACCCAGTAAGGGTAATAGTTTCTCCGCCAGCAGGATCAGTTGCAGTGTTAGAACCACTGTATGAAAGTGAACTGATAATAGGTGGACTATCAATTGCGACCCAATTGTTTGCGTTTGTGCTATATTGTTCTAGTGTTCCTAAAGTAGTATTGAAACGTAAATGTCCACCAGCTGGACTTGCCGGCCTTTGTGCAGTTGTTCCTACTGGAACTTTCATAAACTGTTGCCCTGGCAGTGTCAAACCACCGGCAGTATCGTCTAGTTTCTGAGTTGTTACGCCATCATCACCAATGGCAGTGTTTTTGATTCGTGTCAATGGCATCTTAGTTTTTTCCTTTTAACATTTTTTGCAGTTCTGCTGTGCTTCCTACAAACAATGCATTTGTTACGTTCTGTGGTGCAGAGTTAGGAACTTCTTTAAGTTTCTTCATCTTAGTCTGCAAGTCTCCAAGTTTCTCTGTTACTTCTGCAACCTGTTTTATCAAGTTTCCTGCCACCTCATAACTACGAGGATGTTCTGATTCTCTTGCAAGGTCTAGGATACCATCAATTGCATCCTGTCCTCTTTCTATCAGATTGTAAAAGTTTTCTCTCTGATATTTATAATCATTATCTATATCTTCATCAGTTCCAGTTGTTGTCGGAACAAGAACTGGTTTAGGTGGTGTTACTTCTCTAGTCGTTGTTTCCACTACATCTGTAATACCAAGAACATTATCTAAAATATCAGTCTGGTTAGACATCTCATCACCTATGGTTTAGTCGGCCACACCACATCATCAAGAGAACTGTAGTCCTCTGTAATATCACGAAGTGCCTGACGATATGCAGTCTGTTCTGCCGTCATTGTAAGGTCAGAACTTGCCCACCAATCTGTTTCTGCAATAAGTCTGTTTCTTTCTTCTCTAAGTTTCTTTAGAGGTTCTGCCGCATTGAGTTCATTGAGTTTTGTTTCTACTGCATCCCAAGTCAAACCCTCAGGCCAATCTGCTGAGTTGTCTGATTCGATTGCAGAACCATTAGCATCTTCACCAGTGATTATTGTAAACATTGATGCGAACTCATCAGAGTTTGTAGGTTCTCCTCTGAGAACCCATCCTGTAAACCCTAATTCTTGTAGTGCGTGTGTTACGTCTGCCATATTCTTTTATCCTATTATGCTACCATGTATCCCCAACAATAACAATATCTGAGTTGAGTTGTGCCTGAGGCAGGCAAATATACTTGTGGAGATGTGCCATTCTTTTCTACTTTCCATTGGTATGTTCTACCAGCAGTTACATCCAACATTACTTGTGCTTGTGCGGCACCTTCTGCAACATCTACTTCTGGAGCGGCTGTGATAAGTTCATGGAGGAGAGTTGAACCATTTTCATAAAATTTTATTCTTGTGTAATTTGCAGCTGCAGCATCCATATAAGCTTGGAATCCAAACATCATTAAACAATCAATAGGAGCAGTCCATGCATATGTTGATGTGTTGAAATTATTTCCCCTATCAACTCTTGTTTCATTATAAGGAAAAGCATAATCTTGACCAGCAGTTATATTTGTCCAACCACTACCAGTTGCGATTGCAATAAATGCTGGATTTGCTGGTTGTGTCATTTTTCCAGTAATAGAAAGATTACCACTACCATCAATAGTCGCCGCACTAGTGCCACTTGCGTTTGCAATTGTGTTTACATTTATCTGACTCATTGTGCAATCTCCATAACTGTTAATGTTGAAACGCCACGAGCATCATAACCGTTTGCATTGTCCAAGTCTCTTGTAGTTCTGTTAATGCGAGCTGTTCCACTATCCAATCTTCCAGTAAATTGAACCTTGTATGTAAGATTTGATGTACTATTTGGTGCATCTAAAATCTGAGCTGGAATTACATTCATTACATAAGAAAGTGAACCAGTATTTGTGTCACTAGTAGCAAAATGAGATGATTGTCTGTTGGCTGAACCGGCTCCGTCAGGTGTTATTATTGGAGATCCATTTCTTACAAATCTAAGAAAAACAAAGTGGGCGTCATTATGACAGGCTATATTTGCTGATACCAAAAACTTAGAAGTTGCAGATGCAGGCGTCATTGTTATAGATAAATCTGTAATATCTACATATGAATTACCACTGGAATAAGCATGAGCCTGAGTACCAGTAAAATTTACAGATTGAGCATTGATAACATGGCCTGGAATATGAATTTTCCCTGCTGTTGTTGCCCCTACGATATTATCTACTGTTAATGTTGATGCCATTTTTATCCCCTATACGATTGTCAAGTTACCACTAACAGTGAGTGTTGTTGAAGTTGAAATTGTCAACGGGCCTGCTGCCAATGCATTGTCTGTTGATGCAATAGTAACATCAGTGTCTAGTTGTTGTTCGTGAACTCTGAAGATGTCACCTTTGTTACCTGTTGCAACTGCACCATTCTCACCATTATAAGAACCACCGCCAGCAGACAAGTTACTTACAGTAATTCCAGAGAAGTCTAGTGTCGAAGAAAGTTTTGCACCTGTTACAGCACCGTTTGCGATTTCAGCAGTCTCTACTGAGTTTGCCGCCAAGTCCTCTGCAGCGATAACATCAACTCCGATACTTCTTGATACGATTTTTCTAATTGCCATTTTCTTTTATCCTATTAAGTACCCACTAAAATGAGAGTTGCCAAATTCTATATCATAACTAGCATCGCTATTTGACTGAGTTCTACAATCTATTTGGTCACCAGCAGTTAAGTTTATCATACAATGAATATGTGCAGATTGATATGTGCCAGAATTAGGCACCATAATATTATAACCTTCTCCAATGGCAGTTGTATTATCATTTAATGTAAATCTAAGGATGTGATATGATCCAGTGGTATGACGACCAACATAGGCTGTTGCCATAAAAAAATATAATCCATCTATAGGTGCCTGAAATCTATTATTTGTATCGTCAAAACCATTACCAAAGTTAAAAATTCTATTAGCACCATTGTTTGTTGCAAAAGGAATTTTAGTTCTGGCAGCAGTGCCTGGATCGAAGTTTGAAGTTATCTTTGCTTGAAATGCAATCTTCTGAGGAAAGGTTGCTCTACCACTACTGTCTATATTCAACGCACTAGTGCCACCAGTGTGTTGTATCTCATTTACTTTTAGAATGCTTGCCATTATCGTTTATCCTAAATCTTTATACTATTTATTCATCTTGACCAGTTGAAGGGTTATAATTTTTGGCATCTTCAAAGAAACTTGTTGTCTCGTTGAAACCAAAGTTATCATCATCTGGATCAAATTCTTGCGCCGTAGCGGTTGATGGATTCGGTGTAACCGTATATCTCTGTTCTCTTGTCGGTGCATTGACAGGTGTATTTGCATACTGGTCAACTTGTACAGTACGAATAACATTTGTAGACGTTACTGGGCCGTACAAGTAATACTTTGCAGTAAAACTCAAAGTGTAGATAACACTCCTTCTACTTGCAAAGTCACCCTCATAGTCATCTTCATAAGAGATACTATTGAGTACGATTGGTACGTCACGAATGATTTCCAACTCTGGCACTTCCCTCATAGTCACTGTGTACTCTGGTTGGAAGTATGGAAGAATCTGTTCTACAATCTGTAGTGCATCATCTGAACTCTTTGACATAACGAAGAGTTCAAAGTTGACGTTGTAAGGAACAGGCATGAAACCAGACTTCAACTGGTCATTGTCTGCACCGTCCAGTACCTTCTTTGCCTTGATTACCTTGTTCTGTTTTCTACTTGCATCGTATTCGATACCAGAAATCTCAAAACCAATACGAGGTAATGTAACAGCAACCTTCTTTGCAAGGTTAGGGTCTTCAGTCAGTCTTGCCAACCACTTTTGTTTTGGGCCATATGCAAGGGGAACTTTCATTGTTTGAATGACGTTACCACTTCCATCCTTCTTTGTCAACTGAATATTGTTGAAAAGAGTACCAAATGCTACCACAACATTTCGTGTGGATTGATTATAAAAATATTGTCCAATCATAGTTATCTCATCCCAGCATCACCGAATGGATTTGTTTCGGTGAAGTCTAATATATTATCATCTGCAATCTCAAAGTCCTCATTCTGTGAGTTCTCATCAATAGTTGCAATATTATAAGTTTCTAGTATTATATAGGACGCCGCTGCACCTTCCACTGCGTTCTCTAGGATTAGTGAACCACTGCCATCTTCCAAAGTCATTTGGTGTGAAAGCATATCCAAAGAGTTGTCAGTTTCGATTGCGTCAATCTCTGCAATACCAGTATCAATAACTTCAGATGCATATTCAAATGTCTTACACTTCAGTTTATATGTTGGTAGATTCTGTACTTGATAGAAAGGGTCATCATGGTCAACAAAGGTAATCTCAAACAACTTATTCCCCTTTGGGAAGTAAATCAAGTCACCCTCATTGGGCCTAGATGAAACAATTATATTGTTATCTACCGAAACAAATTGTTCCCATCTTCTTCTCGCAACAACAAAGGTTGCATCGTCTTGGATGTCCAATCCAAACTTAGACATGAGTTCTTTCTCGCCCTCATATCCATCAATATTCTCCATGTACATTTCAATAAGGTATGACGATTCAAAAGACGAACTGATGTCCTCTTGCCAAATTGAATCTGTACCAGCCAGTTTACGAGGAATGTAGTAAACATCTTGTCCGTAAATACGGAGCTGTTCAATCATCAAGTCCTCATACAATGCCTGCTCTGGTTTTGTACCTGTATCAAAATATACATTGGTTGGCATATCTTACCCTATC